TCTGTTTTGCTTCATCCGACATCTCTGTTGACGATCTTGCGAGATTTTGTCCCTCATCCAAAACTGGTTTAATTTTTGGAAAAGATGTTATACCTTGTATTGTTAAAAGAGAATTCGCAATTTTTTCAAGTGATTTTGCAACGTTTTCTAAGCCGGTTTGCATTTCAACCAAATCATTTAAAAAATTCAGGGTCCTCATCTGTCCAACCAGACCGGTGACGCTTAAAAACGAGGCCGCTGTGAAAGCGCCTTGAAGACCCACAATAGATGCACCTAAAAGGAGTATACTCTTCGCTACGTCTTCAATACCCATAGTTGCTAAAATTTGTATGCCTTCTACAAAGGTTTTTGTACCTTCCGCAACCATTTTAAACGCATAAGCAAGACCCATCGCACTTAAAGTTACCACCGCCATTACTCCTGCAAAAACACCAAGTCCCGCACCTGCGGTTGTGAATGATCTAATTCCTGATGCAAACATACTTAATCCAACCCGTGAACTACGTCCAAGTACCAACATAGCTTTATTTAAACCCCATATTAATCCTGATATTATTGCCAGTGAACCAATTACCCCTACAAGTAATATTCCCCACGAACCAAGACTGCTTTTGGTTTCCTTTGTTGCATCAGTAAGTTTTTTGGTTTGATCAGTGGTGCCCCCCATAAGATCAGCAATCGACGACATCACGTTTGCTATATTATTTAATGCAGGTCCAATAGCTTCAGCTATGATTAGTTTGATTCTCTTGAATGCATTTTCCAATTTAGTCATAGCACTTTGCATTTCCTGTTGTTGTAAAAGTTCTTTACCTGTCAATTCAACTTGTTGATTATTTAATTTTAAAAGTTCATAATATCTAGCCTTCTCCGCAGATCCAAGTTTGTCAATTTCTCTTTTATTATTAACCATCTTCATCAAATCTTTTAATTCCATGCCTGTCGCTTTGGCCAGTGCTTCTTTTTCTAAAATACTTCTTTCATTAAAATCTCCTATAGATTCCACTATATTAAGTATTTCATCTTGAAATTCTACAATTTTTCCAGAAAAAGATAATTCTCTTGCTTTTTGTAAAGAAATCGGTTGTCCCAATATTACAGAAGCTTCCATTTCGTCATTTACCGATTCATAAAAATTCAACATTTTTCTGGCGGCCCCAGCAATATTGTTTATTTCAACTCCGTATTTATGAGCGTGGGTGGCAGCCTTTATCAATTCAGCAGAATTTCCCCGCAGTAAACCTAATGTATCATTTGACGCATTTTTTACTGACTCCATTATTTTTGGCAAAGGTACCATTGATGCCTTGGATAAATTAACCGCATAACTCGCGTAATTTCCCGCGACGGATGAACTCACGTCTGAAATTCTTGAAATGTTTGCTAAAAATCCAGCAGATGTATTTTCTGTGACACCATAATTAGCTTTTAGTAAGGCGCTTGTTTCCACCAAACTTTCCGAAACTATACTTAATGTGCCAAATTCATTGACAAGCCCTTTTACGACATTATATGCATCCGATAATGACACTCCAAACTTTTGATATTCAATATTTATGTTTCTCACAACCACATCCATCCCACCCATTTGACTAACCATTAATCCTGTCGTTTTTCTAAAGTCTTCTCCTTCTTTTTGAAGTTCTACAAAACGATCTACTACTATGTTTATATATGACAAAAATGCTTCCTTGTAATTACCTGAGAAAATGTTCTTGACCATTTTGCCCATTTCTTTTCCGGTGCCGCCAAACAATTTTTCAATTTCTTCCAATTGTTTTTTCCACTCTATCGCATCTTTTAAGATCTCATTGTATACCCCTGCAACTAATCCCAATCTTTTATATTGTTCTTGTAATTTGTTTAGTATTTCGTTTCCTTTCTTTACTCTATCGTCTAAAACTTTATTTTCTACATTATTATATTGTTTTTTTATTTCAAGTTGTCTAATTTCTTGTTCAAGAAATTTTAATTTATCCACATCCCAAGTGCCCGTCGCCGCTTTTTGTTTATTCAACATTTTTAATTTTTTATCTATTAAATCATTTTCAATTTTAAGTTCATTCTTTTTGACCTCTACGGAATCTGCATCTAAAATTATTCCTTTCTGTTTTAATTCGTTTACTCTATTTAAAATTTCCGTTCTTTGTTTGTTTATATTATTTACCGCATCCTCTACAATTTTACTTTTCTTATTTTCGTCTGATATAGATCTTACACTAACAAAAAGTTGTCCATAAATGGATACCAAATCTTTAGAGTTTTGTAACGTATCAGTGGAAAGACTTTTAGTAGAGGATATTAACTTATTTATAGACTTTGTCAAATCTTCAATATCCTTGGATGTATCAGCAATATCCGATTTAATTTTAGTTACGTCAATGGCCATAATCTATAGATTATAAATATATAATCAATATGGTTTTGATACACGTTTTGAAGAAGAACCTGAAGATTTATTATATTCTTTAGATTCGTTTTCTTTGATTTCCGTGAGTTGTTTGTAGTAGAAATTTCTCAGATAAACTGGTAAATTGTAGGCTATATCTACATTTACAGATCCTTGACTATAATAACCTAACTGAAAAATCTGTTTGTGAACGTGAATTTTATACTCTTGAGTCAGGCCAAAAAAAGGATACCGACAACGGTATACCCATCCTTTCGTTGTGTTGACAATCTTCACATTCGAAATCAAAATTCAAATCAATATCAGGCGTATTTTCCTTAACGTAACTTCTGAAAGCCAAACTGTCTTTTGACAACAATTGTTGATCAACAAACTTGTTTACAACTTGTCGATCTTCGTTTCCATCCACACTAACAATCATTTTCTTTAAACGAGTAGTGATCTCAGAAGAAGCTCCCGACTTGTTGATCTTGTTAAGAGCCGTAATTTCCTGTTCTATCGCACTTTCATCTCTATGAGTCAATAACTTATATTTCAAAGTCACCTTTGATGCGGGTAAAACAAATTCAAATATATTTACTCCCCGTTCATACTTTTCAAAGTCAAATTCCTTGTTGTTCACCTTTGATAAGTCAACCGTGCAGTTGTTTTCTTTGCCACACTTTGGACATTTAATTTCAAGTGGACCATAACTGTCACCATAAGCCAACCTTCTAGATGCTATAAATAAAGCGTTTTTGTCACCAATTAACAAATCGTCAATCTTAACACCGGGTGTAACAATTAAGCTCTCAAGAAGTTTTTCAAGAACAACACCCTTCTTGATTAAGTTCTGTGAAGTGAGTATATCCTCCTCCTTAGCCGTCATGTATTTAACATCCACAACTCCACTGTTCAGAGGATTGTTTTCTTTGTAGAAATAACCCTCGCTTGGCAATCCAATAACCTCCGATGGATATTTGGGTTTCTCTGCCTGTTTGGTTGAAGTCAATCTAACCGCATCAGGAACGTTGACAGATGGAGCTTGAGGTGGTCGTGTAATAGATATCGTTTGGTCTTGATCTTCATTCATATAAATTATTGCCAATATATAGTGACCATCCCATATATTTGTTTTTTTTATATTTGATAATACATAATAAAAAAACCCAAGCTGTTAAACTTGGGTCTTCTATAATATTTTAAAAAACAATTAATTTACGCAGATTTCTTGACTCCAGCAGCAGCTACCCTCTTCTTAGCCGACTCGACTTCTTTTTTCATTGTATCCAACTTTTTCTTTGCTGCCTCTACATCGCCGTCGTTTTGTTCTATGGATTTCATGCTTTCTACATGAGCGTTCATGGCAGCCAATGATTTCTTGAGTCTAATTTTCTCTATATTATAATCTATTGTATCCCGTTTTTTAACAAGATCAACGATATCTGAGTCGAAGTCTTCTATTAAAATCGATTTAATGATTTCTCTTAATTGTTTTGTTCGTTTGTCATCCATAAATCGAAATCCTCATACCAATATATAGTATGAGGATTTCTTATTATATAAGTTAATTGTTGTTTTCCTAATTGGAAGACAGCCAATCAATACACCTTTATGGCCTTTGTGGAAAGGGTGGAAGCGCCCGGGATAAATAGCAAAGACTTTCATTTTATTAAAATGATCGTTACTTTGGATACTCCGAGAAGTTCACGTAATAATTCATTAAATTCTTCTTTTTTCATAGACATAACTATCAAAAATTTAAAGAAGGGTGTAGTTTATTATGACACTCCTTACAAAGAGTTTCTCCTTCTACTTTATGGGTTACGTGGTATTCGATTACTCTATCTGTGACAGACCTCTTTATTTCAAAATCATCGATCTTCTCATAATCGTCAATGGTCATAACCTTCTTGATAATTTCACTGAAAGATTCTCCGTTATGATGAACGTGTAAATCTTTGGTGTTTGAACAAACTTTACATTTAAATCCATCACGGACTAGGATGGGGTACTTCCATAGATCGTAGAGTCTTTTATCGGATCGAGCGAGTTGTTGGATGGAAGAAACTCCACCTTTCCATTGAGAAGATTTTTCTCGGTAGAGAGTTGGAATGGTTCCATTTTTACGCATATCCGACATAACAATGGATTGTTTTTCTTTTCTCTCTACGGTGAACTTCTTTGAGATCTTTTCGCCATATATTCTAAGTCTATCATCTGTCTCTTTTGTTAACCCCTTACACCAAGATTCTCGTTCTCCGTTTTTGTATTGTTGTCTTCTGGTTTCAGCCGACGCGTCTATGGCTTTTTGATTATGTCCCCAGTTGTTTCTTACCCGCATCAGGTGCCCGACAGCTGAGAACTCTCTGAACCTCTTGTCTGTATATGACCATTTAGTTTTTTCTCCGCAACCACACGCACAAACCGGCCATACACCGTTTAGATAGAATTCCACATAAAACACGGTTCCGTGGATTTTGTGACCTTTGCTAGTATGCCTTCGTAAGGAGTCATAACTTTCAAATTCTTTTTCACACCTTTTACATTTAAACTCTTCACTCATAAATTGAAATCCTCATACCAATATATAGTATGAGGATTTCTTAGAATGTCAATTGATTATTGTTTTCTGATTGAAATGCTTAATCGAATAATATAATCAAAATTGTAGCACACAATAATCCATGCTGAGTGTAAGTTCTATCGGAATGAATTCTCCGTCGTTGCTCCAGTCAAGCGAACCAAAGTTGGTTGTGCCTGAAATGAACGCGCCTTTAAGTGTCCACTCTTCTACCTTGTCACCGACAGGTCCGAGAACGTTGATGGTGATATCTTTTTTGTAGAAATCAGTATAACCATCACGACCTGTCACCGATTCGTGGTGAAGTCGAATCCATTCCATCACCGCTTGGGCACCAGATGGAACAACTGGATCATAAAGAGTCAAAGAAATGTCATCCCACTTACTTTTTCCACGATATTTTCTTTGAATGTTGATGTGATCCAATTCCTTCGTGGTTGCAGTAATTTTTGGTCGATCTGTTTTTTTAATCAAAAAAGAAGGAATGCCGTCAAGATACATGATAAATCGATTTTGTACCTTTGGTTCAAACGCTGTAAAAAATATTTCGTTGGATTGTAGTAGGTCTGCCATAATTTAAATTTTTTTATGTTTTTGTTTTGATGATTTTTTTCATCGTTAATAATAAATAATAAAAAAAAGAAAAAAATTGACATTTTTTAATAGTTTAATAATTATATATACAGCCTTTAAGCCTAAAGATATATAAATTATGGGAAGACCTAGGAAGAATCCAATATATGTGACTAATCACTGTCCTGTTTGCGATCAAAACTTTGCTATAAAGTATTCTAAAAAACATCAAATTTACTGTAGTAAATCGTGTTCTCAAAGGTCGCCGGTTGTAATTGAAAAAATAAAAGTTAGTCAAAAACAAACGTTTTTAAAAAACTATGGAGTTGAACATCCAATGTTGGATAAGGATGTAAAAATAAAATTCAAAAAATCCATGTTAAATAAACATGGAGTTGAACATCCGAGTCATATGAGTGATCATAAAAATAAGGTGAAATCTTCATTGATGAAAAAGTATGGTGACGAAAGTTACAATAATATTGATCAAATGAAAAAAACCATGATGGAAAAATATGGCGTAGACAACTATAGAAAAACACAAGAATGTTCAGATAAAATTAAATCTACATGTTTAAAGAAATACGGCGTGGATCACTCATCTAAAAGAAGTGAATTTAAACATAAACATTATGCGAATATGTTTACCAAATTCAACGTTTCTCCACAGTTCGAAAATTTCACACCTATGTTTGAGTTAAGTGACTATGAAGGAGTCACAGGTGAGACAGTCAAATATAAATTTAAATGTAATCGATGCAGTTCTATTGATTTGCATACATTGACTGACGGACATAGACCTTTGTGCAAAAGATGTGATAAGGACATTATATTTAAAAAACAAAATGAGGTTTATTTGTTTTTGAAAGAACTGATGAAAGATGATGTCATAGTTGTTGGAGATAGAACTTTATTATATCCACAAGAGATAGATTTATATATTCCCACGAAAAAACTTGCAATAGAATTCAATGGATTGTATTGGCACAGCGAATTGTCTGGCGGAAAAAACAAAACATATCATCTGATTAAAACAAAAAAATGTTTGGGAAAAGAAGTGGAGTGCATTCACATTTTTGAAAACGAATGGAATGATAAGAAAGAAATAGTAAAGTCAATTTTAAAAAATAAATTAATAGGTTGTGATAACAAATTGTATGCTAGAGAATGCGTCATAAAAACTATTGATAAAGACGAATGTAAGAATTTTTTAAATGAAAACCACATACAAGGAAACGACAAGTCTTTTGTGAAGCTGGGGTTGTTTCACAAAAACACACTAATGTCAGTAATGACTTTTTGTAAAAGTAGATATAATAAAAACTATCAATATGAAATGAGTAGGTATTGCAATAAGTTAAATACAAATATTGTAGGTGGAGCAGAAAAATTATTTTCTTATTTTCTGAAAACCTATAAACCTAAAACCGTCATATCTTACAGTGACCGAAGATATTTTTCTGGAAATGTTTATCTAAGATTAAAGTTTAATTTTGTCGATAATACATCCCCAAACTACTTTTATATAACAAATAATTATAAAAATTTAATAGGCAGACTCAGTTTTCAAAAACATAGATTAAACAAAGTTTTATCTAATTTCGACGAAAAACTAAGCGAATGGGAAAATATGAGGATCAACGGTTATGACCGTATTTGGGATTGTGGTCACTCAAAGTGGATTTATACTGCTTAAAATTTTTTCAAAAATACTCATGGTGTGATCATACACATCTTTCTTTAAATCTCTGATTCTTTTTATATAACCTCTAGATCTCAACAATTTAAATACGACATTTTCTACACTTAATTCCCCACAAGAATCGAGTCCGGCCTGACGCATCTTATACAAATCATTGATTAGTGTATTGAGCTTATCGGTTGTAGTCGGTTCTTGTGAAACTTTGTTTATTTTATAAACATAATCATTATATTTACTCTTAATTAATTCTTTATCCAATACCACCGTTTGTTTTTTAGGTTTAACAATCCAATGTCCGTTCATCAACGAATAAATGCCCGTGGCGTGAGTTTTGTGATTTATATCTTGAATATATCCTTCTACGTTATGACCTTTAATGGTTATGTTGTGTTCGTAATTCCACTTGGATTTCAAAGCATTTAAATAGTTTTGTATTTCTTTTTTATCCACACCAAGATCGTTGACATCTATAACCAAATGTATATCTATATCACTTGTAGGAGTCCAATTATAGTTAGCTGAACTGCCCAACAACAATACATCTTTAAGGCCAGCCTTTATCTTTATTTCAGCATAGAAATCCGACGCAATCTTTAAAAGCCTTGATGCGATCTCTGGTTTTATATTTTCATCAGATAACCATATCGCAGGATTTAAATTTGATTGATATATTCGATTAGACATATTTATAAAGTTCACTGATCGTTTTTTTTGCGTTCACGTGCTTGATTCCTATTCCGCCTCGTTCTTTCCAAGAATTTATATTTCTCACATAATCATCTACTAATATTCTGCCAGGTTTTGCATAATTTTGCTTGTCTCTAGCTGAATCAACTATAATAATATTGTTGTCCTTTATTTCTGAAGTGAAATTATGTTTCTGCAACCACAAACGTTTTCCTTCTTCAGCGTGAATGCTTCCATTCTTTCTGCTTGAACTGCTTAATATGCCAATTTCTAAAAAATTATCAAATACAAAAGATTTAAGCTCATCCATATCTTTCATAGGAGCCATTTCGCTCCAGAAGCTTATTCCCTGTTCATTTATAAATTCCCAAAATTTTTTGGTGCCGTGTTCAGCTTCATATTGAACCGTATCTACACCTGCTCTAATTTTAAACTCAGTGTGAAAGTCACACAAAACACCATCCATATCAAGATATATTATTTCCACTTCATTCATATTAACTTATAATAAATAGATTTCTAAATATAAATAGTTGACTTTGTTTTATAAAAAACTATATGTACAACATGCTGCTGCAAGCGGAACAAGTACAAAAAGCAGAACAAGTAAAACAAGTACAATATAAATAAAATTAAGTACTTAGGAAAAATAAAATATCAAAATTTTTAAATATATATTTTTTGTTTAAAATGTATTCTAAAGAATTTTCTCCATTCCATCCGTCCCCCCAAGGTTGTCCATAATCAGGACCTGCCATCACATGTTCAATATTCTCGTCGTCGTATGTAACAAATTCATTCTCCAAATTTGTGTTTTTCATATATATAAATATAAAAAAATAAAGACGTAAACCATCTTTATTATAAATAAATTTATAAAATTATTTTCTGACCCATCCGTATTTTAGATGACCACAATCCCAAATTCTATCATACGAATTTAACTGCATATTCTGCCACTCACTTAAATCACTATCAAATTTTTCAAGTTTTTCTTTTAATTTGTGTTTTTGAAAATGCGTTCTTTCAATTGGAGTACCATTATTTTTGTGAAAATAATGATATCCGGGAGGAGTACTATTAACAAACATCATTCCTAAATTTTCATAAACTTTGCCGGTAAATAATCGTTTGTCACTGTAGGTAACTATTGATTTTACATCATAGTTTTTAATAAAATGTGAAAACAACTTGGATGATCCACCAACAACGTTTGTATATATTTTATTACAAAACCTCGACAATTCATACTGATATTTTTTATCGAATCTCGATTTAACAAATGTCATCAACGACACCAGTTCGTCGTTGTAATACAAACCCAATCGAATTGAAGACGTATCATCGCCCTGTATGTGATTGTCTTCTAAAAATTCTGTTTTATTCTGATTGGTTACTTCTTTAATAATGCATTTTCTTGCGTAAATTTTTTCCGATTTACCGAGTTTATTCAACAAAATACTTTTTATTATATCTTGCTTACATCTCCACTCCCAATCCCATATATGCATCAACTGTATTTTATTATCTATACATTTTTGCGTTTTGTTTAAATGATAATGTTTATCCTTTCCACCCACAACTTCACTATGCCAATAAACACCATCACATTCGATCCCCAAGTTTAAAGCTGGAATATAAATATCTATTTCCTGTCCTTCAAGTATGGATCGATCATGTTCTTTTGTAGTAATAGTATACGAGTGCAAAAAATCCAAAATTTCCCTCTCAATTCTGGATTTAAATCTATTGTGTGGGTTACATGACAAACATCTGGGAATATTCCCGGAATATAAGTTGTCTTCAAATTCGTTATTACATATACTACATCTGAACTTGTATAAATTATAATAATCGTTACCTCTATATTCTTCTCTGGTAAAAAGAGGAACAACCACACCTTTAAGTCTATCTTTATCAAATATATTAACTACAGCTTCATTAATTTTTTGAATTTTTCTTTTTTGTTTAACCGAATCTAATTGAGAAATATTATCAATCTTATTATCATCGAGATACTGTTTGTATTTTTTTGATTTAAATCCTATTTCACCGCTTTCCGATCTCTCTTTAGTTCTTTTTAAAGTATTCGGAGACACATTCATGCCATATTTTTCATTATTGGTTTGAACCATCTTTTCTCTATTGTTATAATTTTCATCTCCGTATTTATCTAGCTTAGTTTTTTTAGCCTTTTCTACATTAACATAATTTTCATTTCCATACTTTTCTTTCAAAGTCTGTTTCATCTTTGAAACCACATTATCGTATGAACCACTCTCTCTTTTTTGTTTAATTTTTTCTTTCACACTTGGAAGTTGTGATGGATGATATACTCCGTATTTTTTAAAAAATGTCTCTCTAATTTTTTTGCCACGTTCAGTCATATACAATACTCCTAACCTTATAGATAAATATTAAGATACAAACATGAAAGTCAATAAAAAAACCTCGCTTAGAAATAAGCGAGGTTTTGTTGTTTATTTATATCAATTACGCTCCGGGGAAAGAGGCTCCTGTAGGAAGTATATTGAAATCAAGAACAATAAACTCGGCGGTTTTGGCAGGTTGTAGATAGATTTGACCATAAAGAATATTTCTATCAATCAAATCAGGTGTATTGTTTGTTTCATCCATTACTACTTGGAAGGCATATAGACCACTTCTTTGTTGAACGCTTTCCAAGTATGGGTTTACGATTGCCAAGAATCGATTTCTTGTAGAAGCTACGTTTTGTTCAAACACCAAGAATTTAGAGCTACTTGCGATGAACTTCTTGAGCGCGATCAACAATCTACGGACGTTAATTCTATCCAAAGCGCTTGGTTTTTGTTGAAGAGTTTTTTGGCCCCAAACACAGATTCCTTGACCAGGAAATGCAGCGATAGGATTGACTCTACCTTCATACAAAGTATCACGTTCTGAGTGAGTTAATCTATCCAACACTTGAACGGCTTGAGTAATTCCACCACGATTCAAACCAGCAGGAGCAAACCATTCTGCGGCAGATGCGTCATTTGCTGCGTAAATAGCAGGCAACACTACGCTTGGCGGAACACTGACAATCTTGTTGAGATTTGTATCCAATATTTTAACCCAAGGATAATAGGTGGCTGCGTAATTTGTATCATATACATCAGCTTGAGCAACAGCAG